CGAGGAAGCGCGAACTGGCGCGGCGACAACAAACAATCGACCGTCCTGCAATTCCCCAAGCCCAAAGCCAACAGGGAGCATCCGACGATGAAACCCGTTGAACTCATCCAAAGCATGCTCAGGAACAGCTGCAGACCCGGCGGCATCGTCTATGACCCGTTCGCCGGCAGCGGCTCCACGCTCATCGCCGCCCACGGGCTGCGCATGAAAGCGCTCGTCGTCGAACTCGACCCGAAATACGCCGACGTGATCTGCCGGCGCTTCCAGGAATACACCGGCATCATGCCGGAACTCGACGGCAAACCCCACGACTTCACCAAGGACAACTGAAGGGAGGTGAGGAACCTTGACCGCCGAATCCGACGCCAAGGCCCTCAACCTGTTCCTCGCCGCCACACCCATCGGCCAGATCAAAACCACGATGGGCTACCGGTCGACCACAAGCGCGATGGCGGCAATCACCCGCGCCCTCAAAAGCGCGCGATCCGGAAAGAACCCGGACACCGCGCGCAGCATCGAGATCGAACGCCTCGACAGCATCTACAGGCAGATCTACCCGCTCGCCCTGCAACAGGATGCTAAGGCCATCGACCAATGCCTCAAGATTGGCGAACAACGCCTGCGGCTCATGGATGCGCCGACCAAGGCGCAGAAGGGCCTGCTCAAAGCATATGAGGACACCGTCAAAGCGCTCGATGACCGGCTGAAGCCCGAAGACAGCGCTCTGATTCAATCCGGCCGAATGATTGCCAGCCAGATCGACTACGCCGTCACCCACGGCACCGGCATCGAAGTCACCAAAGCCCTCTACCTCATGCCGCACTTGATGAACGTGCTACGGGAGCTCGGAGCCACGCCGGACGCTCGCGGCTCCATCGCCAACGCGATCCAGGATGCGAAGCCGAAGCAGGTGTCCGACGAATTCGAGGAATACCTGGCGAAGATGACCTAGGAGGATGCGCATGGACATCGGCGAGATCGACGACGACGCCCACGGCATCACCACCCCCAGAATCTACACGCCACCGCTCCGGCCCCTCACCCCGGCCACATCCGACGGCTACGGGGTCATCGAATTCGCCGAACGATTCCTCCACGTGAACCTCTACCCATGGCAGAAATGGCTGCTCATCCACGGACTCGAAACCAACCCCGACGGATCCTACCGGTTCCGCCGAGTCGTCGCCGAAGTCGCACGACAGAACGGAAAAACCACCGTCATGAGCGTCCTATGCGCATGGTGGCTGTTCGTCGACTCCGGCCGCCGGCCTGAACTCTCCCCATCATGGAAGTTCCTCATCGTCGGAGCAGCCCAGACCCTCGACAACGCCAGAGCCCCATACTCCGCCGTACTCAACTGGTGCAACCCCACGCCACAAACCGACGAGGAAGCCGCGCTCGCGGTGCCTGCCCTCCAGAAGCGTGTGCAGCGGGTCAACAACAGCCACGGCGAAGAGGCAATCATCTGCCGCAACAAGGCGCAGTACATCGTTCGAGCCGATAAGAACATCCGTTCGAAGTCCGCCAGCCGCGTTGTGTTCGATGAGCTTCGCGAGCAGCATACGGACGATGGCTGGAACGCGGTCAGCCAGACCACGAAGGCCATCTGGTCCAGCCAACTGTGGGGCATCAGCAACGCCGGCGACTACCGCAGCATCGTGCTGCGCAGGGTAGTGGACGAGGGACGCCGGCTCTCCGACTCGTGGAACGCGAGCGTCGAAACCGGCCAGCAGACCGTCGAAGAATGGACGGAGGCGCACGACGCATCCTACGGGTACTTCGAATGGAGCGCGCCGGATGGGTGCGGGCTCGATGACCTGGATGGCATACGTCAGGCGAATCCTTCCCTCGGCTATGGGCCGATGACCTACCGAAGCGTGATCGCCGACATCAACGGCATGACCGAAGCGGCATATCGCACCGAGGTGCTCTGCCAGTGGGTGACCGCGGACATTACGCCGTTCATCGATCCGAAGCAATGGAAGCGCGGCATCGACAAGAAATCCAGTATCCCGTTCGAAAACCGTGTGGTGCTCAGCGTGGATACCTCGGCGGACCGTGAGACCACATACATCGCAGCCGCCGGATACCGGGCCGACGGTCTGCCACACGTTGAACTGATCATGCGGCGCGACGGCATGCTCTGGGTACCCAAGTATCTGGGCATGCTGCGTGAATCATGGCCGAACATCACCGAGATCGCCCTCCAATCCAAGGGATGCCCGGCCGTCGACTTCTGCGATCCTCTCACCGAAGCCGGCTGGACCGTACATCTCATCGAGGGATTCAGGGTGGGCGCATGTACAGGCCGGTTCAAGGACCGCGTGAAGGAAGGCAAACTCCGGCATCTGCCGCAACCGGCCATCGAACAGCAGGTGAGCGTGGCCATCACCAGACGGCTTGGCGAAGTCGAAGTGTGGGACCGGCAGAAATCGGCCATGCACATCAGCGGGCTCATCGCCGAAAGCCAGGCGCTCTACGCGTTGGAAACCATGAACGCCGAACCGGTGAAACAACAGCGCAGCGCATACGACACCGAAACCGGACACGGACTGCTCGTTCTCTAGGAAGGAGGCTGAATCTTGAGCATCTGGCAGAAACTCACCGACATATTCCGCCCCACCTACCACATCAGCTTCGACATGGCCGACGCGATGACCATCATCCAAGGCCAATCGGAGACCGAACTGTACAAGACCCAGCCGCATCTGCGCACGGTCATCAGCTTCCTCGCCGACAACGTCGCTCAGGTCGGATTGAAGGAATTCCGCAGAATTTCCGATACCGACCGCCAGCGCATCACGGATTCGCCACTAATCAACCTTCTCAAGCAGCCGAATCCAGACATGACCGGCTTCGAGCTGCTCCGCCAATTGACCGCGGATCTGGCACTCCACGACGTGGCCTACTGGATCGTCACCCAAGCCCCCGACCGGGACATGGAACGCTTCGGCGGCTGGCAGATTAGGCCGATACCCCCATCATGGGTGACCGCCAAGCAGGAAGGCAGCGTGTTCGCCCCGGCCTCCTACCGCGTGGATACGGGACTCGGCCGTGGATGGATCGACGTGCCTGCCGAGGACATGCTCGTCTTCCACGGCTGGAATCCCACCGACCCGACCAACGGGGTCACGCCGGTCATGGCTTTGAAGGACATCATCAACGAGCAGATCCAAGCCTGGAGCTACCGCACGCAGACATGGCAGCGCGGCGGCCGAGTGGGCACCGTGCTCGTCAGACCGAAGGACGCGCCGCCGTGGGACGACACCGCGCGCGAACGCTTCGCCCGCGGCTGGAAGGAATTCACCGACAAGGGAGCCCGCGCCGGCAGCACCCCGCTGCTCGAAGACGGCATGGAACTCAAACGCCTCGGCTTCAACGCGCGCGAGGAGGAATTCAGCGAAGTCACGAAGCTCAGCCTGCAGACCGTGGCCAGCATCTACCACGTCAGCCCGGTCATGGTCGGCATCCTCGACAACGCGAACTTCTCCAACACCAAGGAATTCCGCAAAATGCTGTATTCGGAGACCTTGGGCCCGACCATGCGCATGATCGAGGACCGGCTCAACACGTTCCTCGCCACGATGATCGGCGCCGACCCGCTCGACTACGTGGAATTCGACATCCGCGCGAAACTGAGCGGCGACTTCGAGGAACAGGCCAGCGTGCTCTCCACATCGGTGGGAGCACCGTGGATCACACCCAACGAAGCCCGAGCCACACAGAACCTGCCCCGCATCGAAGGCGGCGACAGCCTCACGGTGCCACTCAACGTCACCCAGGGAGGCCAGGCAAGCCCTCAGGACGGCGGCGACCCGATACGGCCCTCATCCGATACGGACGAAACCGCGAAGAACCACATCATCGCCATGTGGAGGGCAAGGCTCGACAAAAGCGTGCGCAGCAAACTCGGCGCCGGCATCGACGTGGAAAGCATCGGCTGGCTCAAATGGCAGAACGAGCTCCAATCCGACCTGACCATCACCGCGCATATCGACCAATTCAACAGCGGGCTCATCGCCCTGGACGAAACCCGCAAAGCCCATGACGAATACGCGAAGGAGCAACAGCATGCGGACCAAACAGCTTGATTGCCGGTTCAAGACCAACAACGAGACCGACGACCTGCAGGAAGGCGAATTCATCGCCTATCCCAGCACGTTCACCCGCCAACCCGACTGCTACGGCGACGTGGTAGCCCCCGGAGCGTTCCTCGACAGCATCACCCACTGGAAGGAAAGCGGCAACACCATGCCTGTGCTCTACGGGCACCGCATGGACGACCCCGACTACAACATCGGAGGCGTCACCGACATGGGCGAAGACGACCACGGCTGGTGGATCCGCGGCAGCTTCGACATGGACTCGCCCAAGGCCGCGCAAACCTACCGGCTCGTGAAAGCCAAACGAATCTCGCAGCTCTCCTTCGCATTCGACGTGGACGACGAAGGCACCGTCACCCTCGACGACGGCACCAAAGCCAACGAGCTCCGGAAACTCACCGTCTACGAGGCCAGCTTCGTCCCCATCGGAGCGAACCAGGACACCAGCGTCGTCGCCATCAAAAGCATCAGCGAACAATTCACCAAAGCCGGCCGCATGATCAGCGCCGCGAACGTGGACATGCTCACCAGCATCAGCGAACAACTCGCGCAGGCCTCCAAACAAATGAAGGATTTTCTGGCATCGGCGACGGCCAGCCAGGAGCAGGAAAACACCCAGAGCGACGGTGCGAAGGCATCGGAGCCGGACAAGGCCAAGAACGAGGAGCCCCAAGGGGCCAAGTCCGAGGAGCCCAACCGGAAAGCCGAAGCGGAAGCGCTCGACCTCGCCATTCGAATCGCCCTCAAAGGGCAGAAAGGAGAGTAGACATGTCCACTCTCATCGAAAAGCGAGCCGCGCTGATGGCGCAGCTCAAGGAGAAGCAGGCCGGACTCAAGGCCGGGGAAATCAGCGACGATGACGCCACCGCCATCAAGCAGCTGCTCGACCAGGTCGACCAGCTCGACCAGCAGATCGGCAAGGCCGAAGACCAGGCGCAGATGATCGCCAAGATCGGTGCGCTCGCCGCCGCATCGACCCCCACCGGCAATGACTCCGGTGGCCAAAACGATGACGCTCCGGCCAAAAGCGCCGGCGACCTGTTCGTCAAGTCGTATGCGAAGAACGTGGGCACCCGTCTCAAGGCCGGCTACGCGGTCGAATTCAAGGCCAACACGGACACCCAGACCGTGGGGGACTCCACCGGGGCGTTCGCACCTTATACGGTGCAGACCGACACCCAGGCCGTGTTCCCGTACCAGCGTCCGCTCGCGGTGGCCGACCTGTTCAGCCAGGGCACCATGGGAGCCTCCACGAACGCCGTCAAATACCCGGTGTTCGGCGAACTCGAAGGCTCCGCGGGCACGGTCGCCGAAGGCGGCCTCAAGCCCCAGCTGCACTTCCCGGATCCGAAGTGGAAGGCCGATGACCTCAAGGAGGTCGCCGGCTGGTTCGCCATCTCCGACAACATGCTCGACGACCTCGACTGGCTGCGTGGCGAGATCACCGACTTCGCCGCCTACAACATCCAGCTGCTCGAGGAAACCCAGCTGCTCTCCGGCGACGGCGCGGACAACAACATCGACGGCCTGTTCAACCGAGAGATCCAGACCCTCGGCCAGGGCGCAGACTCCGACGCGGACCGCATCTTCAAGTGCCGCAAGCTCATCGCCACCGCCACCGGCTTCCAGCCGGACGGCATCGTCATCAACCCGACCGACTACGAGGCCATCCGCCTGTCCAAGGACGCGAACGGCCAGTACTTCGGTGGCGGTTTCTTCACCGGCCAGTACGGCCAGGGCGGCATCATGCAGGATCCGCCGCTGTGGGGCGTCAAGACCGTGGTCACCGAAGCTATCGCACCCGGCACCGCGCTCGTCGGCGCTTTCAAGGCCGGCGGCAAGGTGCTGCGCAAGGGTGGCCTGCGCATCGAATCCACCAACGCGCATGCCGACTACTTCATCAATGACAAGGTCGCCATCCGCCTCAAGGAACGCCTCACCCTCCAGGTGAAGTACCCGAAGGCCTTCGTCAAGGTCACGCTCGGCAAGCCGACCACGGCCACGAAGTAACCCCGATCACAGGAAGGAGAGCCCAGATGGCAGAACCCCCCAAAGGCACCCCGGACATCATCGAGAACCCCGGAGAGTTCACCACGGACGGGCTCTTCTTCCTCCGTGCCGCACAAGCCGCGATCCGTCGCGAATGCGGATGGCACGTCACCCCAAGCTGGACGCACACTATCCGCGTCGACGGCTACGGCGGCGGCACCCTCATACTTCCCAGCATCCGCGTCACCGACATTGGCGGCCTCGAATTCGACGGCATCGACCATGCCGATGACATCGACTGGTCGGAGAAAGGCACCGTGGTGCTCCGCCACGGCACGCTGCCGGATAGACCCGGAGCCATAAGGGTCACACTCACCGACGGCTGGGAACCCGAAGACGTGCCGGAACTACACGCGCTCATGCTCTCCCTGGCCAAACGAGCCGCCACGGCACCGGCGCCGATGATAGCCTCGCAAAGCACCAACGGCAGCAGCATCAGCTACATCACCAACGGCGGCGCCCCAATAGGACTCCAACTATTCGAAGCGGAAAAACGCCAGCTCGACCCATACCGACTCACGTGGGGAGCACGGACGGCATGAACGCGCTCGACTACATCACCAAAAGCTCAAACGGATTCTCACTCTCCGGAGCCACCGACTTCCAGCGCCTGCGAGCCAGACGCACACCTCGCGCCATGAATCCGAAGCAAACCGATGAGGACTGGCAGCATCCCGACATCATCGAACTTCGCGGCGCTCTCGCATCCTCCACCAGCACGCGGCTTCCCGACGCGCTGGATATGCAGACCACCAGCACCGCCGTGCTCACCATCGACAATCCCAAAGCCGATGTGCGCATAGGCGACCGCATCAGAGCCATGCCGGATGACGGCCGCCTATGGGAGGTCAGCGGCTTCCCCTCGAACGACGTGAACGCGTTCAGCGGCTGGCAGCCCACACTCGAAATCCAACTCACCGAATGGAGGGGATGACACATGCCGGCGGCAGGACAGACCACGGTCGACTTCAACAACTCGTTCTTCGACGAGATGCTCAACTCGGCCGGGGTGCGGGCCCTGACCAGAGGGGCGGCGGAGAAAGCCCTCAACATCGCCAGGGCGAACGCCCCGGTGGATACCGGAGCCTATCGAGACGGGCTCCAAGTGGAGGCCGTGCAGCATGCGCACCGCACCACCTACAGGGTGGTCGGCACCGACGCGAAGACAATGCTCATCGAATCACAGACCGGCAACCTCGTCAAGGCATTGAAGAAGGCGAAATCATGAGCGTGATCTCACCGGACATCGAGCAATGGCTGTGCGATTATCTGCGAGACCGGGTCTACGACGTGGAAGGCCTGCAATTCGACAACCGGAAACCGGAAGCCTATCGCGGCGATTATCCGCTCGTCACCATCCGCGACGACAGCGGATCCGGAGACGGGCTCGCGCAATTCGATCGCAGCATCGGCGTCAACATCTACGGATGGACCCGCGCCCATGACAAACCATGCAAGGACCTCGCCCGCCGAATCCAAGCTCTGCTCATGGACGATGCCATCGCATCCGCCGAGAACTCTCCTGTCATCGCGGTCGACCACTCCCAATGCAACGGCCCCTACGTGGTGCCGGAGAACGAACCCACCGCCCACTACTACCTGATCATCGCCTATTCGGTGATCGGAGAAATCCAATAACCCAACCAACAAACACCGAAAGGAACCATCATGACAGCAGACGCTCAGGGCAACGACCTGACAGCGGTCAAGTACGTAACCTCATCCAAGATCATCATCGCCCCATACGATCCAACCGCGAAGCTCACCGCATCCATGATCGCGAAGACCGTGGCCGACCCGATCACCACGCTCAAGGACATCTTCAGCAAGGGGCACGCGGTCGGCCTCATCACCAGCGACGGCGCGCCGCAGGACGCGCGAGACTCCGATGACGCCACCGAATTCCACCAGCCCGGCTACATGCTCAACGCCGACCCGAACCTCACCCTCGCGTTCACGGTCGCCGAAGACAACGAAACCGTGCGCGGCATGACCATCGGCACCCCCGATGCCGACGGCGTCTATCACGTGAGCGACACCATCCAGGATTCCAAGTGGATCGCCTACCAGGAAACGCACTACAAGACCGGCACAATCCGCCGCCGCCTCGGCGTACTGCAGACCACCGGCAGCGAACCCGCGCAGGACACGCGAGGCGAAGTCTCCGGCATCGCGCTGACCACCACCTGGCAGAAGGACAGCATCGTCGACAACGGCAACAGCCGCTACCTGCAGTCCTACTACATGCCGACCACCACCGCCACCGAGACCGGCAAGTAAACCGAACGTCCCTCGCATGAGCTTCTTCTCCCATCGGCATGCAAGGGACCTCCCGCCGATGGGAGAAACCGATAGGAGAACACCATGACCGCAACCGAATGGACGCCAACCCTCGAAGACTTCGAAAACTGGACAGACGACGACGAACAATCCGCGCTCGACGCCATCGCCTCGCGGATGAAGATCCGCCACATCATCAAGAACGACGAATACTGGGCGCTCGCCCCCGGCGGAGTCATCTACAAGCTGCCAATGTTCCTCAGCATCCACGATTTCGAGGCCCTCTCATCCGCAGCCGATGATTCCGAAAGCATCGAACAGATCAAACGCATCCTCACCCAGTTCGCCGGCGAGGAACAGGCGAAGAAGCTCGAAGACGGGCCGACACAGATCGCGTTCAACCTGCTTCAGGACTACGGGGCCACCCTGATGAAGACCCAAGGCGTCGAATTGGGAAAATCGCAGGATTCTGCAGAACCCTCAGCTCCAAAGAAGGAGTGAAGATCCGCGCCGACTTCGCCAAAGCCGGATGGAGCCTGGAACGCGACCTCGGCCGACGACTGCGCTACGCGGACGCGATAAGCCTCCACGAAGCCATGAGCGTCGACCCGTCAACATACACGGGAGCTTCCGCCCTGGGGCTCGCGTTCCCCATGACCGCCACCGACATCACCATCCTGCACGCCATCGGCGCCAACGGACTGGTGGACACAAGTGACGACAGCGGGAATCCGGATGATGCGGCGGCGCCGACGGAAATCCGCGACGCCGAGCCCCACGAGAGCGCCCTATTCAGCATGTAACACCTAGCAAGGAGGAATTCCGATGGCGGGAGGCGCAGAGGTCGGCACCGGCCACATCTCCATATTCCCCGTGATGAACGGCTTCAGAAACGCCGTGAACAAGGAGATGAAGAACGCCGGCAAAACCGGGTCGAAAACCTTCGACAAGGCCTTCGGAACTGGCAAGAAGATAGGCAGCCGGTTCGGCACGTCCTTCAAGAACGGATTCAAAGGCAGCGCAGACCAGCAGCTCGCCGACGACGTGCTCAAGCCGTTCAAGAAGGACGTGGCGCAAGCCACCTCCAAAGCCTCCGCCGCCCTTCTCAACTACAAGCAGTCCACCGTGGCCGTCGCCGCGGCCCAGGACAAACTCAACGCCGCCATCGCGAAATACGGTGCCGACAGCACCCAGGCCCAGGCCGCAGCCATCAAGGTCGAACAAGCCCAGCTCCGTCAAGCCAATGCACTAGAGAAATCTCAGGAAGCCTCGGAACGGGTCAGGGAGGCGAAAAGGGCGCTTAATGCCACAGAAAACGAGTTGAACACCACGACCAGCAAAACGACGGGTGTATTCAAATCGTTCGCGTCCGGGCTCAAAACCTCCGATTCCGCACTGCTTGGCGCAAAAGGCATAGTCGAAAACACATCCGAGGCATTCGGTCTCCTCGTGCGCAGCCTGCTCGGCGTCGATGCCATCTGGAAACCGTTGGGCACGAAGATTAGCGGCTTCGCCAGCACGGCAGTGGCTAAACTCAGCGGCTTCGCCGTACAGGTCGGCGCGAAAATCCAAACCGGACTCAAGGGAGCCATCAGCGCCGCCCAACAAATCCTCAAAGGCTGGGGCAACAGCATCGCCACAACCGTGTCAAGCATCGCCAAACCAATCGGCGCGGCAATCAACGCCTGGACACAACCAATCCGCGACTGGGGAAGCAGAACCGGCTCCGTCATCAAAAACGCGGTCACCACCTGGACCGCACCCATCCGCTCATTCGGAGGCAAGATCGGCTCCGCCATCGGAAACGTCGCCGGAAAAGTAGGACAGAAACTCGCGCCTGTTGCCAACGTAGCCAAGAACTACTTCGGCAACATCGCCACCGCCGCCGGAGCCGTATGGTCCAAACTCCCAGCCGGAGCACAGACCGCCGCCGGGGCAATC